CGGTACAGGAAAGCGAGAGTGTTCTAAACACTCTGGATAATCGTACGGCGTGGATTCCACAAAGTACGAGTCTCCTTTATACAAACGCTTTTCCTGTTCGAGGACGAGTTACTTGTATTCGAAAGACTTACAAGTTGCAGTGGTTTAGCGGTGCCTTTACGTACTATGTTCCACCCCCGGACGGAAGTCTGAGGACGGACATCGCGCGTGCTGTCATCGCTGCCAGGCATACGCTTGGCATATCACTGACACCAGACTCTGTCTGGAATCTCGCCCCCTGGAGCTGGGCGGTCGACTGGTTCGGTAACACAGGCTCAGTTCTTCGGAACTGGGCTAACTGGGCTATCGATGGCCAAGTGTTGCGGTACGGCTACATGATGGAACATACCGTCAATGTAGATACCTGGACTTTTATCGGTCCGTCGGGCTTTCGCACGGCGGCCGTTCCATTTGATGTGACTTTGGTCAATGAGACCAAGAAGCGCATCAAAGCAACGCCTTTTGGTTTTGGCCTCAGCTTTAGTGGCTTTTCGCCTCTTCAGCTGGCCATTATTGGCGCTCTGGGTCTATCTCGGAGTTAGCCAGTAGATGCACTAACTGCGTCTAAACGCCAATGGAGTCTAACCGGGCTCCTAGGAGTGATGCTCATGTCGTTCGCCGATCCGCTTTCCATCACGATTGCTCCGGCAGGCGCACTGTCCCTGCCACGCGTCAGCGTGGAAGGTGACGATAGCGTCTATCAGAGCGCGGATGGCAACACAGTCGTGACCTCCTCCCATCAGATGGGTAAGAGGTTGCGGCATGTGCTGCGGCTCGATCTCTCGAAGATCACCTCCGATCCGTTTAAGCCGGCGGAAAACGTGAAGGTCGGAATGTCCACTTACGTGGTTTTCGACCTCCCGCCCGCCGGCTACACGGCTACGGAGGCTCTCGCTGCGCATGTCGGCTTCGCCGCCATGTACAACGCGACTTCGAACTTGCTGATCTCCAAGCTGCTCGCTGGCGAGAACTAATCCGTCTCGCCTGAGCTGTTAGGAGGACAGCAATGCTGCCTATCGATGGTGGCCATTCCCCGAGAAATCGGGATTCTGGTCCCCAGCACGCTCCGAAGAGGTTCGGGCGTCGCAAGACTGACGTTGCGTTGCGCCAGTTGCCCACGAAGAAATTCGTGGCACTGGTAACGCTAATAGTCAACTTGCTCGTAGTGGCAGGAGATGTGCTAACTCATTACCCTCACGGGTGTTGAGCGCATATGCGAATCGTACGGAGGTAGTTGTTAGTCATGGTCCGCTCCGTGAAAACGGGCAGCTCATGGTTATTCAACTATGGATTCCGGAAACGGATATCCCAGAAGTCCTAGAGATTTTGCATCGCCTTCTCAGCTCATTGTATGATCTGATGGCGGTGTGTGATCTCCGGGGTCTCTGACCTCCTCACGAGCTAGACGGCAGAGCTAAGGATAGCCACCTCTGATAAGGAGGGACTATGAAAAGCCTGACGTCACTCTGGTCCTGTGTGGCTAGTGAAATGGCCACACGATGCTGCACTAGCGCCACACGCGACATAAAAACTGTCGCGTGTCGGGTTGAACACGAGGGGTTGTCGTTTCTAGCGATTACCCTGGCGGACTTTGGTAAAGCCATCCAAAAATGGCTGGACCAAGGTTTCGTCGTCCCTTCTGACTGCCCTGCCTTTAAGGCTGGGCGTCATACTGGTCTCCCCCTATTTCTAGGAGGTTTCCTTGGACGTGTGTTCAATCCTTGTAGTGGCACGTTGCTTGACGAGCCGGACATTGAAGCAATCATTGCTTTACGCGAGTTGACACTCGCGTTCAGCAAGATCGCTCTCCCTCAGGAGGATGCTTTCGCTACCTCCTCTCGGGTTGTTAATCCGAGACGTGAGAGACGAGCAATGCTCGACTACGTCAAGTGTGAGCAGGATGTCAAGGAAGCGGATTCGCTTTTGGATCCTTCTTATATGGAGGATTTCAAGCGTGTTTCCGCTTTGCTTTTTGGTGATTTGCTGGCAAAAGTGGACAGAGATGTCCACTGGGCCCGCCTTCACCCTAAGCACGGCCCAGGCGCAGTCGCAGATCGACTTAGCAGTAATGCTAAGTGGAATCTGCGAACCTGGACCGCTCGTCTTCAGCCATCTCTTCCGGCTGAAGAGTTCCTTATTCCTAATCGGTCTTATAAGGCCGAGATGGACAAGGAACTTGTCATCCTCGAACCCGGAGCTGAGATGCCCGTTAGGGTTATCACAGTTCCTAAGACGCTCAAAACTCCTCGCATAATTGCGATTGAACCGGCTGCCATGCAATTTGCACAGCAGTCGATCCTTCGCAGTTTGCTTGCCGCGTTTAAAGAGGATGGTTTCCTCTCGCGCGTTATCGGATTTGATGACCAGGACCCTAATAGGGTAATGGCTTCACAAGGCTCCCGCTGCGGGGACCTTGCCACGCTCGATTTGAGTGAGGCTTCCGATAGAGTTTCGAATCAGCATGTACGGGCGATGCTCGCCGACTTCCCGGAATTGCTACGGGCTGTCGATGGATGTCGTTCCCGAAAGGCTGATGTACCTGGTCATGGCGTTATACGCCTAGCCAAGTACGCCTCTATGGGTTCAGCTCTCTGCTTTCCCTTTGAAGCAATGGTCTTTACGACCTTGATCTTCTTGGGGATCGAAAGGGAGCTCAACGCTCCGCTTTCTTGGAAGACGCTTAAGCGTTTTTCCAAGCAGGTGCGTGTCTTCGGGGATGATTTGATCGTCCCCGTGGACTATGTGCTGTCCGTCGTTAACGAACTCGAGACTTTTGGGTTTCGGGTAAACGTTAGCAAGTCTTACTGGACCGGAAGGTTCAGGGAGTCTTGCGGACGGGAGTATTTTGACGGCCACGACGTTTCAATCGTCAAGGTTCGTCAAGTACTACCGACACGACGGCAGGACGCGAGCGGTGTTATCGCTGCGGTCGCCCTCCGGAACAATTTCTATTGGTCCGGGTTTTGGAAGACCGCGGCGTGGTTGGATGACTACTTGGAGAGACTTCTAAAGGTCTTCCCAAATGTAGCTCCTTCCTCACCGCTGTTGGGCCGGGAGTCGGTCTTGGGTTATCAATTCCAAGGCCTTCACCCTAATCACCACAGCCCCATAACCAAGGGCTATTACGTGGTGGCCAAACCTCCTCGAGATTCTCTCGATGGGGTAGGCGCCCTACTTAAGTGTCTCTCCCGGTATCCCTGGGGTGGCTTCGGCTTGCCGAAGCCTATCCAAAGAACCGACATTGACGTTGCGAGCGTCGATGATGAGCACTTGGAGCGTTCTGGACGCCCCGAGCACGTCAGCATCAAGCTCGGGTGGAGGTCACCCTTTTAGGGGTGACATGCGGGAGTAATCCCGCGAGGGAGACCGAAAGTCTCACTCTATCTCCATGACTGACCAGCATATGTTGGCC